ATTGAGGACATTTTACTTTTTTGGCAAGGTCTAGGATACTACTCAAGAGCAAAAAACTTACTACAAACTGTAAAAATCATAGATAAAGATTACAACGGAAAAATTCCAAAAGATAAAATTAATTTAATTAAATTACCTGGCATTGGGGAATATGCATCCGCCGCAATAAGTTCCATTGCATTTAATAAAAAAGCGGTAGCAATTGATGGAAATGTAAAAGAATTAATTCCAGATCCAAATGCAAATTATGATGGAGAACAGTCATTTGTAACGTCTTTGGATGATGTTGTTGTTGAAAACACAGGTTTTGGATATGATGATAATGATACAGTTTCAGTGAGTGGTGGATCTGTTGCTTCTGCTGGTGATACTTTGCCTGGCGATGCAACTAGCGATACAATACAAAAAGTAGGTCAAGCGGAAGTAGAATTGAAAATTCAAGATGGTTTGATTGTTGGTGTGAATGTCGTGAATGGTGGGTTTGGATTTACTAAACTTCCAGAGATCACGATAAATAGTGACACTGGAGCTGGTGCTAAATTACTACCAGTTCTGAAATTCACTAAAGTTGATGATGCATCTCAACTTGCTCAGATAACTCAAGATGCTGTTGTAACCGTAATTAGTTGTATCGAAAAATAAAATGTCAAAAGCTCCAAATGACGGCCAAAATTTAGAAAGAGATGTACATCTAAGGTATTGCACTCAAAGTGGACAGAGCAGCATACATGGTGACACTTTGTATGAAGTTCAAACACAGGAAGCACAGTCTTTTGCATTTCACTCTGGAACTGGTCAAGGTGGTTCTGGTGGTGGGCCTGGCACAGGTAAAGCAGTTTTATATACGCCAGGATTATCAATGGAAGTCCTTGGTGAGGGTTTAAAGGTTAGAGATGCTGGTGATGTTTCTATGCTTCCAGCAAAAATTATAAAATGTAAAAGAGGTGACATAATAATTGAAGCTGAAAACGGAGATATAACACTAAGAGGAAGAAATATTCATATCGATTCCACTGGTGGTGGACAAGATGGACAACTTAATATGAAAGCCACTAGACTTGCAACTATTGATTCCCCTGATGTTCGACTTCAAGGTGAAAAGATATTGATAAAAACAGATAATACATGTAATATAATAAGTAGAGGATTCTTAGAATTAAAATCTGGTTTTACACTATCATCTACTTTTGCTGATATACAGTTTGGAACCATGGCTCAAGTTTTAAAATCAGCAACTACAATTTCACCTCCAACACTATAATGAACATTGCAAAAACCCAAACAGATAAAATCGTTGTTGGAACAAATGATGTATCCTACGTTCCACCTGATATTTCCCCAACTGGAACTGCTGTTTTAAATGGCCCTGTCTATGTTGGGAAGACTGCTGCATCGCCAGGATATGAAGCAGTTCTAAATGTAGCATCAAACTCTGCACAACAGAATCCACTTAATATTCAACCAACTTGTAGTGCAAGTTTAGCAATGAAGGTGGATGGGGATAGTAAATTTGTTGGTGACGGTAAAACTGGCCCCGATGCGATTGTGGTTGAGGGTGATATGTTCGTTTCTGGTGCGGTTGACTGTGGTAACAAAGGTAAACTCGCTGCCAGATTTGGTGCTGCAGACGCTAGACCAAAACCATTTGATTTAGTTCATCCCACAAAAGGTAAAGGTCATCGTCTTCGTTATGCTTGTATTGAAGGCCCCGAAGTTGGAGTTTACTATCGTGGTAGATTAAAAGAATCAAATGTAATTCAATTACCTGACTATTGGAAAGATTTGGTTCATGCTGATAGTATTACTGTTCAGTTGCAACCAATTGGATCAAATCAAAATCTTGTGATTCAAGAGTTTAATAATGAATTCATCGTTATTGCAGAGGATTCAACTAACACTGATTTGATCACTGATTTATCAACTATTGATTGTTTTTATCATGTATATGGAGAGAGAAAAGACATCAATCCTTTGATAGTTGAATATGATGGTGATAGTTGGGAAGATTATCCAGATCCAAACTTTAATCCTGATAAAGTTGATGATGATAAAAAAACTTATACTGATCCTCGATTTGCAGGCCCACCTAACACTTACACAGCTTGAAAAAACTAATTTATACCGAGGAAAATTTTATTTCTCCTCATGAGTGTCAAGAACTTATTGAACTATCTAAATCAAATCCAAATGAGATGCCTTATGGTGGTGAGAGTCGAGGTGGTGATACATACCTAACAACTCTTGACGGAATATATTTTGAATCACAAAAGAATAATGTTGTTGATAAAGTGACAAATGTTTGTAAGACATTTGATTCAAGGGTGATTATAGATTACGCTGGTGTGGTAAGATGGCCTTCTGGCACTTTCATGAGACCTCATATTGATCCACACAGACCTAATCAAGAACCAGATTTATTTGCAGCAGTTCTTTATTTGAATGATGATTTTGATGGTGGTCATACTTGTTTTAATGAGTGTGAGATAAAACCAGAAACAGGTAAGTTACTTATCTTCTCAAACTCCATATACGAACACTCAGTTAGTAAGGTCGTAAATGGTGAAAGATTTGCTCTTAGTATATGGTATAATCAATGAGGAAACTGATATATATTGAAGAAAACTTTATTTCTTCTGATGAATGTCAAAAACTAATTGATTTATCTCTTGCAAATAAAGATAAGGGGAAGGATTTTCTTACTAACGTAACTATCTCTGACCCAAATGCTAATTTAGCAAAAGGAATTGAATGGAAAAATCATGGAGCCTCATATTATGGTGGAAATGTTGATCCTACAATCCCACCTTTAGATTATGATGTTGTAACTAGAGTAGATAAAATTTGTAAGAATTTTGACTCTACTGCAAATCTTGATTATGTAGGAGTGGTGAGATGGCCAATCGGCACGTTTATGAAACCACATGTAGATGATAACAATGTGCATAATCCAGATATGTTTGCTGCAATGTTATATCTAAATAATAATTTCTCTGGTGGACACACTTGTTTTGAAAATTTTGAAGTCAAACCAGAGCCAGGAAAACTCATAATCTTTTCAAATTCACATTATCTTCACTATGTAAATAAGGTTGAGAGTGCGGAAAGATTCGTTCTGTCATTCTGGTATAACTCATTGAATAAATAAACTTAGACAGAATCTGTAATTAGAGAAAAATAGGATGCCTCTTTCAAGACTGGAGAATTTTCTAAAGAATATACAAGGTAATGTTATCTACGTTGACCCCAACGAATTGGATGCGACTGATAGTATTGAAAACCAAGGAAACTCCCAAACACGACCATTTAAAACGATACAGAGAGCTCTGATTGAAGCTGCTAGGTTCTCTTATGTTGTAGGGCAAAGAAATGATAAGTTTGATTTAACAACCATAATCCTCGCTGCTGGTACACATACAGTGGACAACAGGCCAGGATTTATACCTGTTGATGTAAGTTCAGAAGCAAGATATACAACAAGATTTGGAAATACTAATCAGATATTAAGTCCATTTGGATTAGGTAGTAACTTTGATTTAACATCACCTGATAACGAACTATTCAAATTAAATAGTGTTCGTGGTGGTGTCATCATACCAAGAGGTACATCAATTGTAGGTAAAGATCTTCGTAAAACAAAGATAAGACCAAAATATGTTCCAGATCCAGAGAATAATAATATAGATCCATCTGCGATATTCAGACTCACAGGTGCTTGTTATATTTCACAGTTCACCATTTTTGATGGTGATCCATCAGGTAATGTATATAAAGATTACACTAAAAACTTATTTACACCAAGTTTCTCTCACCACAAATTAACTTGTTTTGAATATGCTGACGGCGCAAATGCAGTTCGTATTAAAGATAACTTCATAGATGTAACTTCAACATCAACTGACCTTGATATGTATTATCAAAAGGTCGGTGATGTATATGACTCTGGAACAGGAAGACCAATCGAACCAGACTTCCCATCAGGCAGTCTTGATTTCCAGACAAGAGTTGAAGAGTATCGTATTGTTGGTTCAAAAGGACAACAGGTTGGTATTTCATCTATCAAGTCTGGCGATGGTGCAACTGCATCTACAACTGTGACTGTTGATTTAGAATCAAGTCTTACAGATCTTTCAATTGATACACCTGTTCGTATCTCTGGTATCAGCACATCAGGATATAATGGCATCTTTGTTGTATCAGAAGTTGTATCGAATACTCAGTTTAAATATGTTGTTGGTGCTGCACCAAACAACCCACTACCAACACTTACAAGTGCAAATGTAAACATTGAAGTTGATACAATCAACTCTGCTTCACCATATCTATTCAACCTATCGAAGAGATCCGTATTCGGTATGAATGGTATTCACTTAGATGGTTCTAAAGTAACTGGATTCAAGAGTGGATTACTTGCACAGTTTACAGGTAATGCACTTCAGAAAGATGACAAGGCGTTTGTAAGATATAACGCAACATCTGGTCAGTATGAAGATTACACAAGTGTAGATAACTTACACTTAGATCCATCAGCTGTATATCGTCCAGAATATGAATCAACTCACGTTCGTTCATCAAATGACTCAGTTATACAGGCTGTTTCAGTCTTTGCGATTGGTCATAAGAGTCAATATGTAGCAGACACAGGTGGTGAACTATCACTTGCAAACTGTAATGCAAACTTTGGTGAGAACGCCTTGATGTCTGAAGGTTTCAAGAAATCAGCATTCACTCCAGACAACGCTGCATACATTACACATATCATTCCACCAAAAGAAATTACTGATGGAAATGCAAATGTTGATTACTTATCACTTGATGTAGATAAAACAATCGGTGTGGGTGCATCAACAAGATTATATTTTGAAGGATTTACAAACAAAGATGCACCACCACCTCATGTTGTAGATGGATTTAGATTTGGTGCTGCATTAGATGACAAGATAAGATTACAACTCAATGTTAATGGAAATGAAGGTGACTTTGTTTCTAAGATTGTGATGCCAACTGCAACTGGTATTACAACTCTCACAGGTGAAAAGAGATATGTTGTTGATAATGCTGTTGGTGTAAGTAGTATTAGTTCAAATATCATATCTTTAAAGACAAATCATGATTTAATTACAGGTGAATCAATTCGTGTTATTGCAAATAATGGTTTCTTACCTGATGGATTAGAAGAAGATCAAGTTTACTTTACAATTAAAGGTAGTAACAACAATGACATCAAGATTGCAAGAACTTTAAATGATGCATTAGAAGGCACAGCACTTACAATTAACAACACTGGTGGAGAACTTGTAGTTGCTAGTCGTGTATCTGATAAGAAGTCTGGTGACATTGGACATCCAATTCAGTTTGATAATATCAACAAACATTGGTATGTAAATGTTTCTATTGAGGGAACTAATAATGAAATTTATCCTACGTTTGTAGGTGTTGGAACAACTGCTCTTGGTGCAAACACACCGAAGTCATACTTTATAAGAAAAGAGAACTCAAGAAGTCTTGAGGATTCAATCTATAAGTTTAGATATGTAATCCCTGCTGGTATCACGACTGCAAGACCACCAATCGAAGGTTACATTCTACAGGAAACCAGTGATACAACTGGTTCAACTGATGCAGAAATCACAGCTACATCATTAACTAACATTGATGACCAAAGAAACTTCCACTTTATTAATGAGGCAAACTGGTCATCATCAGATAACGTTGCAACATTGATGTCAGAAGAACCACATAACCTGACCGTTGGTTCTGTTGTTAATGTTAATAAAATTACATCTGCCAATAACGCAACTGGTATCGGTAGTTCTGGATTTAATGGAAGATTCTCAGTTATAGGTATCACAAGTGCAAGAGGATTCCAATACACACTTAATGCTGATCCAGGCTCATCTACTCTTGATGCACAAACAAGGACTGTAGATAATCTACCAAACTTCTCAAAGAGTGAATATGCACAAAGTTTCTACATTTACAAGTCAGAGGAAGTTAAGGAACATATTACAGGTGAACAAGATGGTGTTTATCATCTAACATGTCTACACTATGATGTTAGACCGACTGTATCACCATTTACTAACTATAAGTTCAGTCAACCAGTTAAGGATCTGTATCCACAGGTTGACCGAGATAATCCAGAGTCTGACCCTGATGCAGCAATCAGTCATGCTGTATCGAAGACAATCGGTAAAGTTGCATCAAGTGATTTAAAAGATAG